AAGGCGATGGCATCGGCTTCGTTGTCGTCTGCCGGGGCATGGCCACGTGCACGCACGGCTGCCACCATCTCGTCCTTGCTGGCGTTGCCTTTGCCCGTGGCGTGCTTCTTGATCGTGCCCACGGGTACGCCCTGGTACGGGATCTGGTGGTGCTCACACCAGGCAGTCAGCTGGCCCATGAAGCCTCCATAGGCGTGGGCGGCATCCACTCCTGCGTGGCGGCGGACTTCTTCGAAGACGACGTGATCGATACCGTCACTGCACTGCTTGATGTCGGTGAGCCAGCGCTTGAAGCGCAGGAAGCGCATGCCGCCACCTTCGAAGCGTTGCGGTTTGAAAGATTGACTTCCACTGGTGATGCTGGCGTCACGGCTGGCCAGTGCCCAGCCGGTTTGGGTGCCCAGATCGAGGGCGAGGATGCTTGTCATTGGATGGCTCCTGAATGTTGGAATGGGGGGTGGCCTGACGCAGCCGACACAGATGACGGTTACTCCCTACACGTGCGTGTGCGCGCACGCGTGAGCGGTAAATCCCCAGCTGTGTCAGCTGCGTCGGGGTCATGTCGAAAACGTCAGTTGTCGACATATGGCGTGTAGCCGGGACGGGGTGGCTCCTTGAGTCCGATCCCAACGTAACCGCGCACGCCAGCCGCGTTACGCCACTTCTCCAGGCCTCTAGTGAGCAGCAGGTCCGAGAAGCGCCGCTGGGATCCGATGAACTCGCCAGCCCCCTCGGCCCATTGCTTCCAGTCGTTGAAAAGCTCGGCCGTCAGTGATTTGGCGGTGGCCACGCGCACGCAGCGCTCGTCCATCCAGCGGCCCAGGGCATCTTCCGACTCGAAGTACTCATCGGTAGCGTCCAGCACAGACTTGGGCGGCTGCAACCCCATTCGCTGCCAGGCCAGACACCCCTGAACGCCCCATTCGAAGATGGCATTGCGTTCTGTGAGCAGTTTGTTTTGGAGCTGCTTGTCGCGCTTGTCGGGCGGCACAGTGATCGTGAAGGGGATGAGGTGAAGGCGACGGCGCATGGCCTCGTCGATGTTGCGGATGGCTGGCTTGTGGTTGCCCGCGATCACCAGCTTGAACTGCGGCACGTAGGTGAAGAAATCCTGGCGCATGAAGCGCGCCGAGACCCGATCACCGCCCGTGATCTCCTTGATCTTGGATTCGTTCCAGCGCCGGCCCTGTTCCGTCTCCGTGGCCGCAACAAAACGTGCGCCGCGAAGTCCCGCCAAGTCCGTGGGGTGGCGATCCCCCCGCGTCTCCATGAAGGTGTCCATGGGGGCATTGGCCGCGTAGTCACCCACCAGGGTGAACAAGGTGTTTACGAACACCGATTTGCCGTTGGCGCCCGTGCCGTACAAGAAAAACAATGCGTGTTCCTGTGTGCTGCCGGTCAGGCAATAGCCGAATACCCGTTGCAGGTAAGCCATCAGATCGACGTCGTCACCCGTGGCTTGGCGCAGGAACTGCTGCCAGGTTGGACACTGCGTCCCTGGCGAGATCGTTGCCGTCGTGACCTTGGTCATGCGGTCATTGCGGTCGTGTGGGCGCATGCGGCCACTGCGCAGGTCGACCACGCCACCGGGTGTGTTGATCAGCCAAGGATCGGCATCCCACTCCTCGGTGGTGCCTGCATGCCTGCGATCCGCACGGGCCAGCCGTTCAACACCGCCAACGGTACTGGACCCCGCCAGTTTGGACGCCGTCTTGGTGTTGGAGGCCTTCAGCGACGCCTGACGACAGACGTGGCGCACGAGATCGGTGGCGGCCAGCGTGTCTTCAGAGCGCCAGCGCTGGCCGTCCCACATCAGCCATTTGCCCCAGGCTGCAACATAACGCCAGTCGCGTTGGTAGCGCCGCGTGAAAGTCAGCGCCAGGGCATCCTCAGTGCCCCAGACCGCTTCTTCAGGTCCAGTGCCATGGGCGGCACTGGAAGGATCGTCATCGACCAGATGCATTTGCATACGTGGGCCGTGCGCAATGAAACCCGCCACGTCAAAACCTTCAGCGCGGGCATCCGCAGCGTCCCAACCTTCCGGGGCATCTTCGGGCGGATAGAGGATGTGGCAAGTGCGAGCCCCGGCCATCAGGATGGCCTGGGACGCGCGGTCGGCGTACTCCCAGCCCGGCTTGTCCTTGTCCGGCCAAATGAGAATCACCTTGCCGGCCAGCGGTGACCAGTCGGTTTTCTCAACGGGGGCGTTGGCTCCATGCATGGCCGTGGTGGCGCAGACTCCAGTCTCGATCAAGGCCTGCGCGGACTTTTCTCCTTCAACCAAGACGACGGTGTCCACCGCCACCATGCCGGGTTGGTGGTAAAGCGGTCGGGGCTCGGGCGGAGCCATCTTGCGGCGCTTGGCATCCCAAGGGCGGAACTCCTTCTTGCCACCAGGCGGGTCGTAGCGATACACGACCGCGATCAACTTGCCTTCGGCGTCCAGATAGTCCCATTTGGCAGTCGCCGGGCCCAGTTCGTCGACAGGGGCTACCTGCTTGGTTCGACGTGCCGGTGTGAGCGTGGCTCGACCGAGCAGATCGGCGCACCGGGTCAGCACGGCAGCGAAGTCGCCATGGGCATCGATGCCATGGTGGCCACCGATCAAGTCAAAGATGTCGCCGCCGGAGTCATCAGCGCGGTCGGTCCACAACCCAGCTTTTTCGCCGGTGAGCACCACCTCGAGGCTGTCGCCTGGGCTGCCCAGGATGTCTCCGATCAAGAACTTACCGCGCCTGATTTTGCCGGCCGGCAACAGTGCAGTGAGCACCGATTCCAGTCGCGCCAACAACTCGGCACGAACAGTTTCACGGGTGATCTCGCGCTCTTCGGGTGCAGGAGTTGCGATCTCATTGAAGTCGATCATTGCGGCTCCTCTTGCACTTCTCCCGCTTGCCCCTGGGGAAGTTGGCTGTTGGCCATCCACACGGACAGTTCGGACAGGCGATAGCGGATCAGGCCACCGATCTGGTAATGCGGGATGCGATAGCGTTTGCGCATGGCCGGATCGCAAAACCAGTAATACGGCAGGCGCAGTGCGGCGGCAGCCTGCTTGGCATCGACCATGGGTTCGGTTTGTGGTGTGTTGTTATTCATGTGTGATTCCTCCAGCAGCGGTCCTGCCAGGCGCACATGCGGCATTCAAAATGGGTCGGATCGTTAAAGCTGCGCGGCAGCAGTTCCCCAGCCTGGGTGGCGGTGATGACTTTGACGGCCCGATCCGACATGCGCTGCGCCAGCGCAGGATCAAAGGGCACGAGCTCGGTATAGATCTCCATGGTGTCGGCATTGATCGCCGTGAAGATGGCCGGGTGCTCGTGCAGTTCGAGATAGGCTTGATAGGTCGCAACTTGCGCGGCGTAGACCGGTTTAGAAACGGCCAGCTTGTGCTTGTCGAGATCGCGCCAGGATTTGTTGCCCAGGCACTTGTTCTCCCACAGGGCGGGATAAGCAAAGCCCTCGGGGCCGGCGACGATCACGCCATCGACGTGACCGCGCAGACGACCATCAGCCGCCGAGAAGCCAAACTGTTCGCCATCCATCTTGCGGGTGCGCAAGTCGAATCCGGCTGCGTGCAACCATGCGACCATGCAGTCTTCCATGACGTGACCGCGCTCGAAGATGCGCAGCATGCGCCCCTCAATATGGCGACCGGCATCGACGGGTGCTTTGGCGAACTCGTATTGCAGCGCCCGCTCGCAGACCACGCCCAGACGGGAGGCCCCAAGGTAGTCCCGGCCGGGCTCGTTGGCCCGGGCACGCTGCATTCCGGCATCGACCAACGCGGCGAGTTGACCTGAGATGCTGGCCGAGGAGTTGAAGTCGATCATGGCTTCGCTCCTTTCGGCGCTTCCCACGGCAGGTCGTCTTCCAGATCGGCAAACGGATGGGCCAGCGGATCCGGCACGGGTGGCATGCCGCGCACCGGTGGGAACTTGCTGGCTTCGTGGTGCGCTGCCATGGCCTCCGTGTAACCGGTCACGATGGCATCGATCACCTGCAGGGCTTCGGCCTCCGAGTAATCACCCAGGGGCTTGGCAAAGCCGATCTCGCCAGCGGCTTCACCGAACGCCTTGAGGCACTGGCGCATGGCCGAGCGTTCGATGTCAGAAGCGTCGATCATCTCGACCTCCTTGCCGAACCTCTGGGCATTCGTCCAGTTGCCGTACATGCGATGGAAGGCGTCCTGACAGCGGCGGGAACAGAACACCCAGTCGATGGGATAGCGCCGGGGGTTGCCCACACCATGACGGTTGTCGGTGTGGCCGTACCCCCGGGCCTGTCGTGAGCAGACCCAGCATTTCATTCACCCCCTCACTGCGCCCAGGCGGGCTTGCCAGACACCGCAGGGCGTTGTGCTTGTGTTGGTGCTGATGTTGGTGTCGCTGCAGCCGGAGTGGCGCTCGGGACAGCTGCCGTGCGGTGGGGGACAAGGCCTGCGCCAGCCATCGCGGGTGCGTACTCGGGCTCGCCCGGCTCCACGGCCATCTTGACCACGTTCTTCGCCTCACCGCGACCGTCTTTTTCGATGTCGATGCGGGCGACGAACTCCAGACCATCGAGTTCGTGAAAGCCCTGGATGCGTCGCGCATCCGCCGCTTGGGGCGTGTGGTCGTCGGGGCGGACGTTGCGCGCCGAGTTCAGGGCCGCACGCACGAAGGTGCGGCCCATGTTGCCCCAGGTGGGCCCCTTGCTGCTGTGCAGACCAATGTTGGACCAGAGCTTGCGGCGGGCGTATTCGCCCTCGAGCACGACGAACTCGCAGGCCAGGAAGATGCTGCCGGTCTCAAAGCTCTGGGTGGCGTAGCCGCCAACCCAGCCTTGGCTGGGATCGTCGTAACCACCGGGTTTGACGGTCATGCGTACCTTGGCCACGGTGCCTTTGGGGATGAGGTCGAAGGATTGCTGTTGTTCGGCGTCGTTGAAATCGTTCCATGCGGACATGAGTTACTCCTGATTGGTGTGGGTTTTGGGTTGGGTTGCAGCGGCACACTTGTCGATGAGTGCGCGCAGGTTGGGTGGCTCCTGCATCTCAAGCTGGCCGGAGCGATCCTTGGCGGGGTAGCCGTAGGGATTGAGCGTGTGGGTGATAAAGGCGCGGTAGCTGCTGACGCTGCCGTCCTCGTTGGGGGCTTTGATCTCGGCCAGCGTCACCACCTCGTCGACGATGCCGGGTAGCTCGGCAGCGGTCTTGGAGCCCTCGATCTGCGGCACGAACACCTTGCGGTTGAAGTCGTCGAGCTTCTCGTCGAGGATGGCGACAAACACCACGTGCTTGCCCCGGGCGTGTTGCAGGTGGGTCAGCGCGGTGAGCATTTCCTGACCCAACAAGCCATAGGCCCCGCGGGTGTCGGGCTTGCCGGTGCGATCCGACATGGCCTGGGGTTGGACCTTGGCCCAGATCAGCGCCAGCCGTGCCAGCACCGTGATGCTGTCGACGAAGTAGGTGTCGTACTTGGCCAGCTGGGCCGGGGCGCCATAGCGCTCGCACACATGGCGGAAATGCGCCTCGGAGTACGGAGCCTCCGCGGGCAGTGCCGGGTTGGGGCCAGCCAGGAAGACCACCAGGTCGCGGAACTCAGGCCAGGTGGCTGGGCGCACGCAGTCGCCATGCCAGTCCTTGACCGCGAGATCGCCCGCCTCCAGATCCACGAACAGCGTGCTGTTCTCAGGCAGGGTTTTGAGTTGGGTGGTCTTGCCGATGCCGGACTTGCCGAGCAGCACCAATTTGACCCCTTGCTTTTCTGCCAAGCGCTGCGAAGCGCTGATGATTGGAAGTGCCATCACGCCACCTCCCGCAACTGTTCAGCCACCGCCGGATTCCAAAGGATCTGGTAGCCGCTGTGGCCGTTTCGGGAATACGGCATGGCTTCGGCCCAGGCTTCCCCTGCTTCAGTCAACTCCCATTCATCGCGATCGTTGCGGTACTGCAGACCAAGTGCGGCCAGACGCAGGTTGGTGGCCTTGGCGGAGAGACCGGCCAGTTTCCCGAGTTGGGTGGCGTTGAGCGCGCAGATGGGCTCGTTGGCGGCTGGCAGCGTTCGACGCAGGGTCTCAACAGCCAGACCGGTGTTTTCCTGGATGCAGGTGAGCGTTGCGGCCATGGCAATACCGGCCTTCACCCCGGGCACTTTGGCCACGGCTTCGCCAATCAGGAGCAGCGCGGTGACACGGTCCTGGGTAGGGGCTGGCAGGCTGGCGATGGCACCAGGAACGGCGTAGCTGCCGGTCTTTCGGATCGACGGCAAGACCTCGTGGGTGACCCAACGCTTGAAGCGCTTGGCCTCGGCCTTGCGGCTGGTCAGAATCAGGCTGTAAAGGCCAGACTCGTTGAGCACCACCATGTCCTGGGGGCCACCAGGGGTACCCACAGTGCGGGTATCCCTTTCGTCATCGTCGAGGCGACCGTATGCGTTTTCGGGCTTGGAGATTTCCAACACACGGCAGATGTCAGCCGCCACGAACCACGGCTCACCTTGTGAATCCGTCACGACACGGACGGAGCGACCTTCGAAGTCAAAGGGGACAAGTTGCTGATTCATGGTCATGCCTCCTGATCCGAAGACAGCTCGAAGGTCGGCTTGCCGGCCTCCAGCGTGCGCGCATCGGCAAATTGCTGCTGCAGCGCTGGCGGCCAGTTGGTGTAGCGGGACTCAGGGACCGCCAACTTCACATCCAGGTAGCTCTCGACGGCTTCGCCCGAGGCGACGATGCGCTCGGCGATGGTCTTGAGTTTTTTCTGGTCCCAGGACACTTTCTTGGGCAACTCGAACTTCACGTGCAGGCCGTCGGCCTTGAGGTGTGCGGTACCGAAATCGCGACCGGTGTCACGCAGGGCTTCACGACCTTGGGCACCAAAACGCTGCTCCAGCGCGGTATCTACCTTGGTACGGGCACTCTTGAGCCAGGCGATGGCCTGGTCGAGGTTGGTATCGATCTCGTAGAGTTGCTGGGGCTGCAGGGCGGCCAGTTGGCCGATGGACATCTCGGCGATGTCGGCGGGGAAGAGGGTCAGATTTGTCATGTCCGATCTCCTCACTGATAGGCGCGAGCGGACGTCGAGAACCGGGCAACCTGGCGCTCGTAGTGCTCGATGGCAGAGATCTGATACCTGACACTGGCCCCCAGCTTGCAGAAAACGGGACCAAGGTGTTCCTGCCGCCAGCGGCGCAGGGTTTTGACCGAAAGTCCCCAGCGGATGGCTAGCTCGTTTTCATCAAGTGCCAAACGTGGGGGGCTGTCCGACAGGGCGTGAGGCTGACTCCGGCCGGATTGAACAGATAGGGCTTGATTTCGCATGATGGGACTCCGTTTGTTTTGGGAGTCCCTATTGAATTGCTCTACCTCTTGGGCTTGGGGATGCGCTTTTTCGGTGCTGGCTCTGCATTTGGGCCATGCCCAAGCCACGGCATCACGCCTAACCTATTGATTTTCAATGATCCGACTGCATCGTTTCGATTGTTGCGATTTCGCTTATTTCGTTTATAATGGCTTCATCATGAACTCAACCCCGACGAGGAGGCCCTCCATGAACGCTCCCGCCATCCCCAAAACACTGCCCTCAGAAGAGGACATCGCGCTCGCCCGCGAGTCGGGCCGTGCGCTGTCAACCGTGCTTCAGACGCGGTCCGAGGTTCAGCAGATTGACTTCCATGATGAAAAAGGCGCTGTGCGCGCCGTTAGCATGCCCACCTCGGCATTGCGTCTACTGCTGGAAGTCCTCACCGAGATCGGCCAAGGCAATGCCGTGTCCATCATCCCGATCCATGCCGAGTTGACCACACAGGAGGCTGCCGACGTGCTCAACGTCTCACGACCATTCCTGGTTCAGTTGCTAGAAAAGGGCAACATGCCGTTCCACAAGATTGGCACGCATCGCCGTGTGCGCTATCAGGACGTGATTGCCTACAAGAAGCGCATTGATGCCGAGCGTCGCAAGGCCTTGGATGAGTTGGCTGCGCAAGCTCAGGAACTCGGTATGGGGTATTGACCGGATGAGTTCGCACTTCACCGTCGTTTATGACGCCTGCGTGCTCTATCCGGCACCGTTGCGCGATTTGCTGATGCATCTGGCGTTGTCAGATATGTACCGAGCGCGCTGGAGCGACATGATCCACGACGAGTGGACGCGCCATGTCCTTGCCAACCGCCCCGACTTGACCCCAGACCAGTTGAAGCGGACACGTCAGTTGATGAACGCCCACGTCAGGGACAGTTTGGTCACCGGGTTCGAGTACCTGATCCCATCAATCAACCTGCCTGATCCGGATGACCGCCATGTAGTGGCCGCCGCCCTCCACTCCGGGGCCAGTTTGGTCGTGACATTCAACCTCAAGGATTTCCCGGCCGACGCGCTCAAGCCCTACAACCTGGCCGCCCAGCATCCGGATGACTTCATTATGGATTTGCTGGACCTGCATCCGGCCAGTGTGTTGGAGGCTGCTGCCAACCACCGGCGATCACTGAAGAACCCACCGAAAACAGCAGATGAATACCTGGACACCTTGCTTGCGCAGGGATTGACTCAATCAGTGGCGGTGATGCGCCAATGGACCGTGGCCATGTAAACGGCCAAAGGAGACAACATGGGCAAGAAGACCCTGACCAATTCACATTGCTTGCTGGAGCTCACCGAGCTCGCCCCGGTGCAAGCCCTCAAGACCTTCAGTGGTCTTCATGAATGTCTGTCTCTTGCCCGTGGTTTTGACTGGACGCAGCAGGACGATGCGCTCCGGATAGCGTTGATCAATCACATCAAACATCTGCGCAAAGACCAGCGCGACCCAGCAGAACGTGAAGCACTTCGTGTCCTGCGTTTGGCAACACCGCGTGGCGCACAAATTCTCTCCACCGTTTCCGATCAGCTCAATGACAACGAGCTGGTCGCCACATTCTTGGCACAAAACGGCGGCGAAATTGGGCGCTCGGTCTGGATGCGAACCCATTCGGACGGATCGGCAAGGCTGTTCGATGTTGCCGAGTCGATCCTCAACACAGGTGACATTCGGGGAAGCAAGCGCCTCTATGATGCCTTCGACATTCCCTGCGATGAGGCACCGCCCTTCATCTGGAACGACACCGTCAGAAAAGAGCTGGAGACGCAACTGACCCAGGCCATGCATCTGGGCGAACCATGTGAGGTGATCTACGTCCCTTTGGCCGACGAAAAAAAGAACGGTGACACCACGATCATTCACTACTTGGTGGTTCGCTTTGCCGGTGACCAAGTGACTGCCGTGCAAATGATCAATCGCAACCGCAAGAGCTTTTTTTATTTCCCTGCCAGGGATGCCACGTTGGTCTACAACCCGGACCGCAAAGTCGTCGAGGCATACGCCCCCACGCTGTCAACACGGGCCCCGCTGGCCAATGTTCTGTCCAAGCATGGTTTTAAGTCTCCCTTGTCGAGCCGGCCACTCAACCGATCGCGTTACGACCTGTCACGGTTTGCTTTACCGCTCAAGGATGTCAAACCCCGATTGGAAGGCGTCAAAGTCGAGCGCTTGTATTTGACTGAAGCCAAGGCATTGATCGGACATTCAACCGATGCCGTGACGCTGCACATTGACAGCGGCGTCGAACTGCATGATGTGATCAGCCAGCGATGGAGTGCCCATCCGTTCTCACAGTCCGGGGCTATCTTGGGTGTGACGCTGGTGGCCGACATGGTGTTTGATGGCGAAACCACCGCTACATCACTGTCCATCGTGGTGGCTGAACCTGGTCGTTGCAGTTTGCAGGGCGAGAAAGATCGGCGGTTGCGCGATGCAGGAACTCAATTGCTTGAAGCGTTGGGGGTGCTCAAACCCTTGCATCCGGGCTCGGGTATCGATGATCCCAATCTTATTCGGCAAGTTGCAAAACTTCTTGAGTGCGCAACCAGTCCGATGGACGGATTCGCATTGACGCATCTGGGCATTGACATCGAGCGCTTTGAAGATGAGGGGATCATCACCGAAGGGGAGCGCATCACTCGGAAGGTGATCGACGTAGCTGAGGGTGAACGCTTTACCGTAGATTTTGAACGGTGTACCGACCCGAACCAGGTTCGTTACCGCGATCCGCTGACCGGCAGCGATGTGACACTGCCCGCCAAGCACGCGCGCCTGTGGAAAGTGGATCTGAACTGGTTGCGAGAAGAAATCATCACCGCTTTGGGTACGAGTTTGCTGGGAGTTCGTGGCAAGCATCAAGATGAAGAGCCGATATTTTTCGGAGAATTCGATGTCGATGGACAAGCTGTTGCGCTGTATTTCTCCGCGCGTATGTCCAACGAGCGGCAGTTTGCCTTGGTCGATACGGCCTTGCGTCTTCACCAGCGCTCCGTGCCAGGCATTGTGCTGACGACTTCTGCAATTCCGATTGCATTCGCCGGAACCAATGTGGTGATTTCGATCAATGATGTGCTCTGCGAAGCCGACCAAGAAACAGCCATTGACACGGCACGGTTGAAGGTTGCCTACCGACACGGCCAACTGGCCGCCATGGGCGGAACGTCGGTCAACCTGAAGGTCTCTGCTGATGGCTACTCGGCCGTGCTGTCTATTCCGGGTAAGGCTCCATGGAAAGTGACCAACAAGGCCAAGATCACCGTGCTGCAACGCCTGGTGGACGCTTATGCTGCAGGCACGCCCCACGTCAACACAAAGATGCTCATGGACGGTACGGGCTGCAAATCCCCATCCAATCTGTTCACAGGCAAAAACTCGCCATGGCGGGAATACATGGTGAAAGTTGATGGCGCGCGTGCCTGGGAATTGAGGATGCCGGGCATCGAAGCGATCATCGACGACGACGGCGAAGAGGTGTCCGTACCTGAAGTGGTTGAAAACCTGCAATGACGATGGCCAATCACAAGTGATCGATTTCGATAGACAACATTTGGAGTGGATCAGCGGCGAATAAAACTTGCCGCATTACCCTGCGTTGCCATCCGCTTCGGGGGATTTGCAAGAACATTGAAGTTGATTGCAATTCCTCGGAGCCGTCATGAAGAACCTCGAACTCGCATCTCCCGCAGAGATGAGCGCCAGCGCCCGTGCTGGCGAAATCGCCGCCATCCTTGCGGCCGCCATCGTCCGCACCCTCGTCGCGGATGTGCCAAAACAGAGGGCCAATTCGACAACGAAAGGCCTTGGCTTTCTGCCCGACCAGCGCGTTCATACAACCCCCTATCAAGAGGAGAAGTTGTGATGAACGAAAAACAAGCATCCGTCGCCGCACGGATCGCAGAGTTGGCCTGCCTGCCGATGCACGAACTCTGGACGGTGTGGGATCGGTATTTCCCACGTCGCCCGGACTACCCCAACCGCACGCACGTCGAGTCCCGGATCGCCTACAAATTGCAGGAGGAAGCCTTTGGTGGTCTCGCGCCCGAGACCAAGCAGCGGCTGGAGGCCATCGGAGCAAAACACTCCAAGATCAAGCTGCGGGCTAAGCCCCGTGAGTTCGATTTCGCGCCCGGGACAATCCTGCTGCGCGAATGGGGCGAGCGCGAACACCGGGTGACAGTCACCGCCGAGGGGCTGTTCGAGTACCAGGGGCGCAAATTCAAAAGCTTGACGGCGGTGGCCCGCCACATCACCGGCGCGCACTGGTCGGGGCCGCTGTTTTTTGGTCTGAGCAAGGGAGGTGCGCGATGAGCGAGATCGCCAGCACCAAGCCCAGAAAACGCTGCGCCGTCTACTGCCGAGTGTCCTCGGATGAGCGGCTTGACCAGGAGTTCAACTCCATAGACGCGCAGAAGGAAGCTGGCCACGCCTACGTTGCCAGCCAACGCGCCGAGGGCTGGATTCCTGTTGCCGACGACTACGACGACCCCGGCTACTCTGGAGGCAACACGGATCGGCCTGGGCTCAAACGCTTGATGGCCGACATCGAGCGCGGCCAAATCGACATCGTGGTGGTCTACAAGATTGACCGCCTGACGCGCAGCTTGGCCGACTTCTCCAAGATGGTCGAGGTGTTCGAGCGCCGCCAGGTGTCCTTTGTTTCGGTCACCCAGCAGTTCAACACCACCACCTCAATGGGGCGGTTGATGCTCAACGTCCTGCTGTCCTTTGCCCAGTTTGAGCGCGAGGTCACCGGGGAGCGCATCCGCGACAAGATCGCCGCTGCCAAGCGCAAAGGGATGTGGATGGGCGGCGTTCCGCCCCTCGGTTACGACGTTGACAACCGCCTGCTCGTCATCAACGAGGCCGAGGCGGCGGTGGTGCGTCGCATCTTCGAGGAGATGCTGACCATCGGTTCTCCGACCCAGATCGCCGTCAATCTGACTGCCGACGGCATCACGACCAAGGCCTGGACGACGCAGGAGGGCCAGACCCGCAGCGGCACGCGCATCGACAAAAAGTACCTGCACAAGTTGCTTCGCAATCGCATCTACCTGGGGGAGTTGTCGCACAAAGGGAATTGGTTCCCCGGCGTGCACTCGCAGATCATCGACCGGGAGTTGTGGGACAAGGTTCATACAGTGCTGGCCAAGGACGGGCACGCCCGGTCGGTGGAAACCAAGATCCGCTCACGCACTGATACCTTGCTGCGCGGCCTGCTCTATGCCCCCTCGGGTGAACGGATGTATTCGACTTACTCGCGCAAGAACGGACGCAAGTACCTTTACTACGTGTCCAAATCGGAAAGCCGATTCGGCGCACCGGGCAAGAGCTTCCAGCGTCTTCCGGCACCGGAGATCGAGGCGGCGGTGGTGGCCCAGATCCGTACGGTGCTGACCAGCCCGGAGTCCATCGCTTCGGTGGTGCGCCATATCCAGCGAAACGGTGGACAGGTCGACGAGGCCACCACGGTGATGGCGATGGGGCGGCTAAACGACGTGTGGGATCAGTTGTTCCTGGCCGAGCGTCACCGCATCGTTAACTTGATGATCGAACGCATCGACCTCGTCGACAACGGCGAGGTGCAGGGAATCAAAGTGAAGTGGCGTGAGCTAGGCTGGGATGCACTGATCGGTGAATTCGCTCCGAGCGGAATCGGCGCGGAATTATTGGAGGTCGAAGCCTAATGGACGACTTCTTGGAAACCTTTGTGCCCATGAGATTTCGCCGTCGGGGCGCGCGACAAGTGACAGATGACCAGCGCCATGTCCACGATGCGACGCTGCTGGAGGGGGTGGCGCGCGGTTTTTACTGGCAACACCTCGTGGACACCGGCGTCATGAAAAGTGGATCGGACATCGCCCGTGCAGAAGGATTGCACCCCTCGGTCACCAACGAGCTGATGCGCCTGAGCCTGCTCGCCCCCGACATCCTTGACCTGCTGATGACCGGACAGCAGCCGCGCCGTATGAACCTGATCTGGTTCCAGCGCAACCCGCTGCCTGCAAATTGGCATGAGCAGCGCCAAATTGTGAGGCGTTTTGAGGAGAAGGTATGAACAAGAAGAATCGGGGCCGGTTCAATGGGAATCCGGTCACTTACCAACTGCCGAGTCCGGCGGGCGGTGTGCAACTGGAAACTTTTGTGCCCTGGACGCTGGTGAAGCGAGGGTTGAAGAAGCAGATCATCACGCCAATCGACGCGCCGCAGGCATTCCTGTCTGAAGTCAGCAGGGAGCGAGAAACACAACCGGCGGCGCAAGACACCGCACTGATGCGGGCTCTCGGGCTGGCACACCACTGGCAACGCCTGCTGGACGAGCAGCGGGCGGCATCAGTGGCAGACATCGCCGAGGCCGAGGGCATTGACGTGACACAGGTGCGCCGGCTCATGCGGTTGACCCTACTGACCCCGGAACTCGTGGAACGGTTATCGAACTCGCCCGACGCCGTGCTGGAGAAGGTGATGCGCCGCTCATGGCCCAGTAATTGGGCCGCACAGAAACTCGTAATGCCCGCTATCCAAGGGGCGGGGCACGCCCCACTTTGAGACTTAAACTTAAACTCCGTTCCGAGCGGATTTGATATCCAGCAAGTTAATCTGGTCGATCTTATCCTCACGAATAACAATCGTAAGCTTTGCAGGATATTTGAATCGCATCTCGCTTATTCTGAAGGTCCATAGCATGATCTTCAGCAGGTCCTCATCTGATATATTCTTGTGATTCTTGATCCTAGTGATTCCCGACCCAAAAATGGCAGTTGAGACACTCTTGAGTGCGTATACGCTATTTACTCGATCCCAAAAGTTGATCATGAACCCAAGAAGCTCCTGCATTGTTAGAGAAGCCCTGTTTTGATCATCAAACTTTGAGAATGCAGTCAATAGAAAATCGTTGTACACACAGATGGTGCCGGGCTGGTATCTGCGCTTTTTTCCAACCGTCCTAGCGAAGTTCTCATCAATTAATTCGTCAACACCAAAGCTGTAATTTGCAATGTGTACATCCAGGTCGCCCACCGGGGCACTCAAGTGCTTCTGAATAAATATTCCATTAAGCGATTTCTCACTGATAATTCTGTTGTCCACCACCGTATCAAAGTACTCGTTGAAAGCAATTACCTTGAATCCCTCCTGCTGAAAAAGATCTCCAACTTTAACCAGGACAGTACTACCATCAATGTTTATTTTGATGCTGTTTAACGTATTAGACCAGATCCAAACTGCCACATAGATCAGCGCCAGCAGTATTACAAGACCCAGAGCAGCCCAAGCTTTGCAAGGGGTAGGTATGTCAAAGAAGATTACCGCAAGAGAAACTCCGCTACTCACGATCGAAGTAATCTGAAGAAAAATCTTCACTACTCTTTTATCGAAGAAGCGGACCTTTGACATGCGCGCGCTCTGCTCTTTTCTCGAATTACGGTTTGTACCAGAAGCAACCGGGGGCACGCTTGGTAGCAACCATGAAGTCGGTGTCATTCAGTGCCTGCGCGATAAGGCTCTTTGATATGGGTACGTGCAATGTAGGAACCTTGCTCATTGAGTCTCGAAAGATAGGGAGTTTGTCCCACAAAGTCTTGACCGATTTCTTCAGAGATCCATCTTGGACCAAGCTTTCTTTCGAGTCGTATTCCGGGTAGATAACAATTACCGGTAGGCCCTGATCATTGATTCCATAGTCTATTTCCTCCCTTAACGCACGTGAATTTGCCGTGGTCGAGCTAAGGATTAAAACGATATTCTTCGATGATCTGAGACGCTCACGCAATCGAGGCTTGAGAGTTGACTCCCAGTCACTACCGTCGCGCACGCTGTAGGTCGTAGCATGCGAATCGACGAAGGGAAAAGATGCGTCTGCCCCCTTCCACATCCGAAGGGTGTTGTAGTAGCAAAAATCCTTCGTCGCGTTCGCGCCAAGCGAACTGGAATTGAACGGCTCTGAGACGTAAAAGGCTGTGTAGTTTCCGTTTCTTGTCGCCATCAGTTTTCCCCGTCGATTGGGTTAATAAATGTGTGCCCACAATTATCTCAGAATAACCCCGCTTGATACGGTCAGTTTAGGCAGTCGTTCTTCTGTCGTGCTACGGCTCCTGGCAGGGAGCCACCTTCCGCGTAGAGATTCACATATCGTCATCCTGAGTCGCCGTCGCTACACGAGTTGCCAACCACAACCGACCGCATCTAAACCCGCACCAGAAAAGGAAGTGAGCTCGCGCACGCTCGCGTGACCACCAGAGAAAACGGCGAACAGAGAGGCGTTGGCGAGGGCGAAAACGCAAGGTTTGGGTGGGTGGCGCTCGCGAGGCCATGCCCGAAATCCGCGCCAACACTGGGGGAAACGGGCGAAAAAAACCAACCGAGAGTGGTTGGTTTTTTAAATAGTGGTGGAGCCGGCGGGAATCGAACCCGCGTCCGCAAGTCCTCTACAGCAAGTTCTACATACTTAGTCCGGTCGTTTGGTTTTAATCCTGATCACGCCGGCCAGACAGGCTTGATCGAGACGAGTTGCCTT